CATCAGCCCTCCGGTGAGGGCGAGCGGGGCGGTTACCTTCAGCATGAGGTCGGAGCCGACGCTCGTCAGGGATTTGCCGATGCTCTTGAGGTCACCCTCTAACCCCTCGGTGCGCCGCACTGCCTCGTCATAGGCCCGAGTCAGCCCCGCGACATCGCCGACGATCTCGACGACGAGTTTCCCTGCGCTTGTCTCACCGACCATAGATATCCCTCTTTATCAGGCTGCCGAGTTCTCGCTCTATCGTCGGGGCGTCAGGTATATCGGAGTCGCCGGGCAGCTGCGTTTCTGCTGCCTGCCCGGGGGCGTTCTCTGGTCCCCGGAGCCCGGTATCAATCGAGTATTCGAGGTACATCAACACTTGCGGCCATGATAGGCGATCGAGGCAGTAGTCCGGCGTCCACCCGTAGACTCTGCAGAGTCGGGCGACGATCCGGCCTGCCTCGATCACCGGTTTTTTTCGCCAGCGTCCTGTTCTTTGTCATCCTTCTTCCGGTTGCCCCACGGTCGGAACGCCTGCGCCAGGATGACCTGGGTCAGGCCAGCGAGCTGCGGCCGGGTCAGTTTTGACTCCAGCCACTCGGCGGTGATCGTGGGGTTGGACTGCTGGCAGATGGCAGCGATCGCGGGGACCATCTCGTCGTCGGGGATCTTATCCCATCCTCCGTGACGCTGCGTCGCCTCGGAGAGGAGGAGCGTCGCCCGGGCAGGGACAATGCTGAGATCGATCTCTTCGATCTCGTCACCGTTCCCGATCCTGACGATCACCGGCGCCGGTGAGACAGTGGAGAGGTCGATTATCTCGACCATCCTCACACCGCCTGCTCGTCGTAGATCTGGATGACGTTCTCAGCCTCGTCGAGCGCCGGGTCGGGCCGGGCCGTCAGGGTGATCGGGATGCCGGCGGGCTCGCCGCTCGCGTCCGCCGTGAACGTGTGCTCGAAGTTGCTCGACAGTTTGACCTTGAACAGCCGATACCGATACTTCTTTCCGGCTGCGTTCGTGTTGGTCATCTGCACGGCGATGTACTTCGGGGTGGAGCCCTTGCCGCCGAGTTTGATAGCCTTCGACGCGATCGGCGTGTAGCCGTAGGTGATCGTGAGCGCCTGGGCGGTCGTGGTGAGTTTCTCGGTGTCGAGCACGATGATGCCCGTCACGCCCTTCTCGTCGGCGATGACGTGGTAGTCGGTCCCGGCAACGAGCGTCGAGTCCGTCGACCCGGCGACCGACGCGATCGTCGCGCTCGGCTGGTCGGTGACAGGGATAAACTGCGAGTAGCCCCACGCGCCGCTCGCGATGTTGAGCACCTTGCCGCTGACGGCGGTGCCGGTCACGGTCGTGACGGTCCCGAGCCCGAGTTTTTCAAGCGTTTCGAGCGTCCACTCATGGAGCGTCGCCGTAACCTCGGCGCCGGTGATCTGGTCGGACACATCCACTTCGGGCGCGTTGTCCGGCTGGATGGTGATCGACTGGCGGTTCACAGTGAGTTTCGCACCCTTCAGGATGCCGACGTTAATCATGCTGGTGAACGTCCCAGGGTAGTCCTCGACCTCAAGTTTGCACGATCCGATACGGATCGCGTCCGGATTCTGCACACTGGTTTGGAAAGTCATGTCTTTACTCTCGATAAGTTACTCGGAAGTCGCACGGGATATGATACAGACGGGTCTCGGCCTCGTAGAGTTCCGGGCCGTTGAGGTACCGGATACTCTCGATTGCCACTCCGTCTATGACCCCGTGATAGTCGTCAAGCGCTGCAATAACGGTCTCGGCCAGTCCCCGGACTGTCGGGTAGTCCTCCGCCCAGCAGGAGATCTGCATCCGGGGCGGGCGGATCGTCCGGTAGATCCGGGCGTCGGAGACGGTCAGATACTTGATGTACGGGGGGGTGAGCTCACCGTCGACGTGGATCGGGTAGACCCGGGTTCCGACGATTGCAGCCACTGCGGGGTCATTCACCAGCAACTTCCGTATGGCTTTCTGGATCATGTCCCGCCCCTCCTGATCGCGTCCCGAATCCCGGCGGCGAGGATCTTCTGGATCTCGTTGGCGTTCTCGTCGAGCGCGGGCCGGAGGTAGGGGTGAGCGCTCATGCCGGGTTTCGGGCCGTAGACATACTCGCCCGGATGCTCGACGTTAGACGCCGCCCCCCGCTGCCCGGTGCCGTACTCCACGAAAGGAGCATACTCGACGTTTGTCCCGACGATACCGACGACGAGGTCGCCGCGGACCGTTGGATCGTCGGCCGCAATCGAGGCGCGCAGCCGACCACCGGTGTAGCCGGGGCGGGAGACGCCGACCGGACACCTACGCTTTGCTTCCCCCTCTACGATAAGTTCGCTCTGCCAGACAGCCTCAACTATCGAGGAGAGCGCCCTGCCCGACAGGTCTTTGAGCGTGCGGGCGACGGTGTCCCCGCCGGTGACGTTGATCTCCGGCATCAGAGCCACCCCAGGAACCGCAGGAGCATCATGGCAACACCGCCCCCGATCGCGCCCGACCCGCCGCCTGCCAGGGCGGTGCGTCCAATCGTCTGGTTGTTCGCAGCCTCCAGCACGCGGACACGCGCCTCGATGTCAGTCTGAGCCTTCGCGATCGCGTTCACCTCTCTGTAGATGAGGATCAGGAGTTCGCGATCCGTCAGAGCGCCGAGGCCGCTTTCGGGCAGGCTCATTCGACCGCCTCCAGTTCGGCTTTCAGGTGCGAGATGGTCGTCGGGCCGTAGATGGCCTTCACCACCTTGACGGAGTAGGTCTTGTCAAACCCGGCAGGCCCGGCCGAGACGATGTCCCGCTCGGTGACCGCGACGGTTGGTGGGAACAAGACGCCGGGCAGCGCGGTGACGTGCTCCCCTGATTCAAGTACCTTGAGGTCGCCTTTCGGAGCGACGAACCGGCATTTTATGCCCGTTGTCGTGGTCGTGGTGACGCCCGGGACCCCGTAGTCGTCGACCGTGCTGTTTGGCGCCCGGTGCGTGATCGTGCAGGTGTGGATCAGGAGCGCGGGCGGGATCATCCGTTCACCCTCCTGACGCTGACCCGCTTCCCGGTGGTCAGGCGAGAGATATAGCGATGGACTGCCGCCAGAGCGATCTGCTCGTGGTAGTCGATCTCGTTCTGGGTGTTGTTCCCGATCGTGAGGTCCCCCCCGAGGTTGAGCGAGTTCGTGCGCTCGTTCGTGAGCCTGGAGCGGTCGATAATCTTGGCGATCGTGAAGTGCACCGAAGCGACCTCGAGATCAGGGTCGCCGGGGGTGCCAGCAACACCCTTCGCCAGGAGGAGGGCATCAATGCGTTTGTCCGCCTTCTCGATCAGGAAGGAGATCGTCACCTCCGCGAGCGAGGTTCCACTCTCCAGGATGACGTCGTATTTCGTGCAATACGCCATCAGCCCCTCCCGGGCAGGTCCTGCAGACGGACCGCTCTGTGCCTCGGCGAGGTCCGCGGGTCGATTGGCGAGGTGTCGATCCGGAGGTCAGGGGCGGCGTCACGTGCGGCGCGGTCGCTCTCTTCGACGAGGATCTGCGAGAGCCGGGGGTGCGACGCGGAGGAGATCACGGTGATCTCCCCTAGTACTCGATCCTGCAGATGGCGTCTCCGAGACCGACCACCGCGCCGAACCGGAGCTTGACGACAGCCCCGACGAGGTCGCGGACAGGGTCGCGGTAGTTCTCCAGCATGATGTCCTGGCGCATGCCGATCTTTGCGGCGACCCGGCTGTCGTAGACGATCATGCCGATGTTCCCGTCGGCGGTGTAGCCCCAGGTATACGTGCTGCTGCTCGTCGTCGTCCCGACAGTCCGAGGCTTGAGGCCGAGCATCGGCGGCAGGGAGCCGAGGATCGCCTGCTGCGACCCGGTGTGGCTCGTGAGGAGGTACTCCTTGCCGACGAGGGTCTCGGCGTCGACGCACATTACCACGGAGTCGGGGTTGTAGCCTGCGGCCCGGACCTTGCCCTTTGCGGTGGCGATGGCCTTCGTGCCCTGATCCGTGCCGGCGGTGTCGTGCTCATCCTCCGAGCCCTGCAGCATCGTGCCGAGGACAACGTGGTTTATGGTGTTCTCGGCGCGCTCGCCGTGGTGCCTCGCCTCCTCAGCGACCAGGTCATACTGCGAGTCGGCGAGCATGTTCTGCGTGATCAGCGACCGCTCACGGTAGGTCTTTGCGGCGATGTCGCGGGATACGTAGTCTCCTTCGTCGATCGGAGCCTCGGCGCCGTCCGGCACCTCCTTCATGTAGCCCGCGGACTTGCGGAAGGGGATAGTGACCTTGTTCGAGTTCATCCGGACAACCGGGACGGCCTGCCGCATCGCCTTGGCGAGGGAGGCGCCCTCGATGATCGTATTATAGAACTCAGTCTGGATCAGGGTCGTGCCCTCGATCGCTTCGCTCTTGAGCAGTTCGCGGACCTGGACGACCTTGCCGTCGTGGTCGTACGCGGCCAGCTCCCGGGGGATCCTGGTCTCGAGGATGCGCTTCGTCTCGGCGGGTCCGGCGTGGGCAAGCTCGAGGTACAGAGCAAACCGACGCTCGTGCGGGCCTGCGTAGGTGGTTTCGGTGGTTCTCATGCTCATGGTTTCACTCCTTAGGACGCCGCCTTGGTGATGATCTGCGGCTGTACCAGGATCTTGCCGGTGCCGTTCGCGGCGATGTCGTCGAGGGCGAGGCCGATCCGGTAGCCGGTGGCTGTGGTGACGGCGGTCTTGACGCACCCGCCGAGCGCGTTGTCGTCGTCGGCGACGGGGTCTCCGGCGTCGATCGCTACACCCGCGCCTTCGCAGACGGTCACGATGGAGCCGACGAGGGCGACGGTCACGGGCGCCCCGGCTGCGGCCGGGATGATGGCGACGCCGATCGGTTCCGCAGTCGTACCGGCAACTGCGGGGATGACAGTCATCGAGACGCCGGTGGTGGCGAAGGCGACGACCTGCCCTGCTTTGATCGCTGCACCGGCGGTGAAGCCATAGGTGGGCCCATCGTTGTGCAGGACCTGTTTGATTTCGGGAAATGCGTCAGTATCTGCCATGTTCAGGCCTCCTTTTCTTTCGTTTTCACAATATCTGCCTCAGTGCTGCGGGTGCGGTCGAGCCAGCGGTCCGCCCAGGCGTAGAGGGGCGGGGCCGCCACGACGATCGCGAGTGCACCGACGGCGATGGTTCCTGCGTCGATCACAGGCCATACACCTCGCCGGACTTCGGGTCGACGTGCACGGCGGCCGGCGGCTCGAGCTCCCGCTGCTCCCCGCTAGTCTGCCGGGTCTGCGGGTTCGGGGTCTCCTCGAGTTTCTTGATCGCGGCTTCGAGTTCCTTGATCTTCTCTTCGGAGGCCTTCGCCTGGTCGGCAAGCTTCCCTTCCAGTTCCTTGACCTTCGGGTCTTCGCCGGGCGCCTGGGCGGGAGGCGTGATCTTGCTCTCCAGTTCCTTGACCTTCGTCTCTGCAGCCGTCGCCTTCGCTTCGAGGGCGGCGACCTTGTCGGTGGCGGCTTTCAGGGCCGCTTCGAGTTCCTTGATCTTCTGATCGTCTGCCATGTCTGGCTCTCCTTCGTTCGCTCGGGGCAGGGTGCACGTCTGGCACGCCCCGACGTTGACGATCGCCGCACCGACCATCTGCAGAGAGGTCAGTTCGTAGCGGCGGTCGCGTTCGTTCCAGGTCTCCTGTCCGACGTGTTCGACGGACGAGTAGACCGGGATCCCCTTCTCCTGTGCCCACCGGACGTACGCGATGGTGTCGCGGCTCTCCTGGGTGCGGCCGTGCAGGAAGATGTCGCCGATGATGGCGTCACCCTCGAACCGCTGGTTCGAGATGATGCCGACCTTCTCGGTGATTGCACGGGGCACTCCGCCGCGGTGCCGGGACCAGTACGAGTTGTCGGCCCAGTTGCCGGCGTTCGCCCGGAGTATGTCGGGCGGGTAGAAGAGAGGGGTCTGCACCTGCGAATCAGTCCAGGTGCCGGCGGCAAGGAGGCGAGCGTTCCTGATGAGGAGCCCGCCGTCTACCTC